ACTGACAACCATGACAACCATGACAACCATGACAACCATGACAACCTTCCACTGACAACCACTGACAACCTTCCACTGACAACCACTGACAACCTTCCACTGACAACCACTGACAACCATGACAACCATGACAACCATGACAACCATGACAACCAATTTCGTGAGGTCACGAAAAAGGGAGCAGGGGATAGCGACCATGTAAGCGGCCATGTGACCGACCATGGGACCGATCAAGTTGCTGATGTCAGCAAAATGATGGGTGGGTCTGATGAATTTATAGCGCCGATAACAGCGCCGACCGGGTGTGGGGAATGTTGTTATGAGTGTGAATGGTATGAACGGTGCAATAGTGGGCAGTGTATAACTGCGTGGCAAGAGAGCCGTCGGAGCGGGACGCTTTACAGTGAAGTGATGCGGAGTTATTACGAGCATCGGCGGTCGGTAGCGAGTGAGGTGATGGCGGCGATCATGCGTGATGATGGAAAGGAGCTGGATTCCAGCCTGCGCTGGAATGACGGTGGTTTTGAGGGTGGTGGCGAAGAAGAGACGGAGCAAGCCGGTACGAATCCGGTGGGGATAGATTATCCAGATAGCCATAGGGCTAATCAGAGCACCGAAGCGGGCGAACTGCGGTTCGCCCCTGGAGGTGAAGGTGACCCGGTGGACGAGCGGTCAAGTCACCTGCCTTTCACGCAGGGGATCACGGGTTCAAATCCCGTCCGGGTTACCAAGTTTCACGCAGATAACGCAGATAAAAGCGGGGATGTCGCAGATGATAGGGCGCTGAGGGAGAGCGCTCCTACAAACGGACAAGCGGTGCTTATGCAACGGACCTGCGGTGAAAAGGGTGCATTGGAAAGCGCCCCTACGGAGGAGGAGCGGGGTTTGGATCTGCGGCCGAGGCGGGCGGAGGTGCCGGAGCGTTACCGGGCGGTGGTGGAGTCACGGGTCGCGGTGGTGAGCGAGGTGTCCGGCTTGAAAGGTGCGGAATTGCGGAAGTGGGTGGAATTGTATAATTTGGGCATGATCAGCGGGGGGACTCTGAAAGTGACGGGTCAGTTGGCGGTGCGGACGGTGTATCGATGGGTGAAGCAGTACCAGGATGATGGAGCGGAGGCGTTGGTGCCGGGTTATGAGAAGGGTAGCGGGGGTCGTAAGATCCCGGTGGAGGATCAGAATAAACTATTGGCGCTGCTGCTGCATCCGAACCGGGTGCGGGTGGCGACGGCGGTGAACGTGATTGCGGACTGGTACCGGATTCACCGGCGAGAGATGACGTATAGCGTTAAGACGGCGGTGCGGTGGTGCGAGGACTGGCGGAAGGAGCATCTGGCGCAGTGGACACTGGCGCGGGGCGGAGTGAAGCAATTCCAGGAGACGATCAACAAGACGATCCTCCGGGACTGGAATCTGGTGGAAGTCGGCGATGCGTGGATGAGCGACGGTCACACGATAGAGGTGATGATCATTGACCCACGGGACGGGAAGGCGCGGAAGCACGAGATTGTGGTGTGGTTTGATTGCCGGAGCCGGATGCCGGTGGGTGCGAGCATCAATATCACGGAGAATACGGAAGGGATACAGATCGCGTTTCGGAATGCGGCGTTGTGGACGGGGTATGTGCCGTTGGCGGTGTATATCGATAACGGCAAGGCGTATGTGAGCAAGTATTTTACGGGTGAGAACCGCGGCAAGGGGCGGAAGGGATTAACCACGGAAGGCACGGAGAAGCAGGGAAAAGAACTGGATCCCAGCCTACGCTGGGATAACAACGGTAATAGGGCGCTGAGGGAAAGCGCCCCTACGGGCGGGCAAGCGGTGTTTATGCAACGGATCGGTGGAGCCGATGTGAGCGCAGAGGATATAGATATGGCGATGGTGGGGGTTTATGGACGGTTGGGGGTCAAGGTGATCAACAGCATGCCGTATAATGCGAAGGCGAAGCATTTGGAGCGCTGGTGGCAGAGTTTACAGGAAGAGGTGGAGCGGTTCATGACGGGTTGGACGGGGTCGAATCCGGGGGATAAGCCGGCGACGATGTTGCGTAATGAGAAGTATATGCAGCAGCGGTATCCGCATAAGGCGGTGACGGTGGAGCAGTTTAAGGTGATCTTTGAGCACTGGGCGGTGGAGCGGTATGGCAAGCGGGCGCACCGGGGCTTGGGGGGACGGACGCCGTTGGAAGTGTTTATCGAGGGTAGTGAGCGGATCGATGAGAGCCGGCGGATCAGTGCGGATCAATTGAATTTTATGATGTTAGCGATAGATAAGAAGCGGGTGACGAACCAGGGGATCCGGGTGAACGGTTTGCTTTACTGGGACGTGGCGTTAGTGCATCAGGTGAAGAGTGATGTGCGGGTGCGGTGGGACTATTGGGACGTGCGGAGCGTATTGGTATATGACGAGAATGACCGGTTTATCTGTCAGGCGGGGGTGCGGAAGCTGCAGCATCCGTTGGTGCGGTTGAGCGATGATCCGCAGACGGTGCGGGAGTTGGCGGCGGAGCTGAAGCAGATCAAGGGAGTGGAGCGGGACGCCCGGCAGGCGGTAGCGGAGACGCAGAAGCGGATCGGGAGTGCGTTGGACGAGGTGTTGGAATTGCCGGCGACGAAGGCGTCGCTGATCCAGGAACAGCGGTTGATACCTGGTCCGGAGAGCGAAGGTGCGGGAGCAGGTGCAGGTGCAGAGGCGGAGAGCGGGGTATCGAAGGTGAAGTTAAGCAAAGAAGTAATCGAAGAATTACGCCGAATGGGCTTAAGATAAGGAGATAGCGATGAAAGAATTAGTAATGAGCAGAACGGGCAACGTGATCAAGGCGGAGGAGGATCTGAAGCTGATCCTGAGCCGTAATCCTACCGAGATGGTGGGGTTGAGTTTGATCTACGGAGCGCCGGGATTGGGCAAGACGCGGTACGTGTGGCGGACGGCGGTGCAGAACGGATATTTGTATATGCGTTTGGATGCGGCGATGACGCAGAAGGCGTTTTTGAAGGAATTGCACCGGCTTTTGAGCTATAAGTATCAGGTATTACCACCGGTGGGGAGCAATCACCGGATATTCATGGATATCATCAGCGTGTTGCATGATGCGCCGGATTTGGTGATCTTCATTGACGAGATCGATTATGCGTTCCGGCGACGGGACATATTGGGAGCGATCCGGGACATGGTGGACAAGACGACGGTGACGATCATCCTGGTGGGAATGCAGGACGCGTATCACAGTTTACTGGCAGCTAATGCGCACTATTTTGACCGGTGTCTGCGGTTCACACATTTCAAGCCGTTGACGGCGGAAGACGTGGCGATCGTGGTTCAGGAGGTGAGCGAGGTGGCGATGGACAAGGATTTGATCCAATTCATCCAGAAGGACAGTAACGGGACGCTGCGCAACGTGATCAAGTGGATCTCGCTGATCGAGAGCATTTGTCAGAAGCACAAGATCCAAAGTGCGAGTTTGAAGGTACTGGAGCGGCTCAATGCGGACAAAAGCTGATATGGTGCGGGATTACGTGTATATGCAGAGTGGCATATTCACAGCGAGACAGGTGGTGGCGGATACTGGGGTGTGCATAGCGACAGTGCAGTGCATCCTGGAGCGGTTGCATATAGATGGCAAAGTAAAGGTGGTCAAGCGAGAAGGGCAGCGTTACATCTATGTGCGGTGCCAACCGTCCGGGAAGAAAGAAGCGGATGAGGGCAAGGACGTGACGGAGAAGTTGCTCAGCCGGATGAAGAAAGGGGTGTGGTACAGCAGCAAGACGCTGCGGCGAGAGACGCGGGTAAGGATCAGCTTCCAGCAGTTGTGCGCATTGGCGGAAGAGGGCAGGATCATGCACCGGTATGGAGATTACAGTCGAAGCAATTATTGGATGCGGGGGTAAGGATGGCGCGGGAAGAATTTACTAAGCAAGCGAGTTTGCTGTGGCATTACGTGCGGATGGCGGATTGGGACAAGCAGGCAGGGAGTAAGCCGTGTTCGAGGTTTGAGGCGTATCTGCTGAAGACATTCGCGGTGACGCATGCGAACTGCCTGGATCAGGAGCAGATGCGGGCGGCGATCGCGACGATGAAGCGGTATGCGGACAAGGCGGCGCATGACAAGAAGAAGCGGCTGAGGCAGACGGTAATGGCGACGGTGGCGCGAGCGGGTAAGGATGTGGACTGGTTGCATGACCAGATGGAGGCGTGGGGTTATGGGCGGAGCTTGCGTGAGCTGGGTTACCAGGATACGGTGAAGGTGCTGCATACGGTGCAGGGGCTGTTTAGTTCCCGCGGGACACGCAGATAAAAGCGCGGATAGCGCAGAAGGAATAAACCACGGAAAACACGGATAAGCACGGAAAGGTGCGAAATGGAAATGGAAAAGAGACAAGACGATAAACCAATAAAGGAGAACAAGATGGACGACAAGAAAAAGAAAAGTAAGCGGATCAACCTGAAGAAGTTGATCCCGGGACCGAACGGCGAGACCTATCTGGCGGACGTGCTGGATAGCACGATTGTGAAGCGTGACATGCTGGTGCGCCGGCTGATCACAAGAGCGGAGAAGCTGAGCGAGCTGGTGCAGAAGTATGCGCATGATGTGGCGCGTGACGTGGAAGATTATCTGGCAGGCAAAGCTGGCGAATATGGCGAGGAATGGGTAGGTAACACGATCCTGCGGACGCTGGACGGGACGATGCAAGTGGAAGTGGATATCCAGCAGCAGAAGTCGTATGATGAGCGGTTGGCGATCGCGGCGGAGAAGATCCGGCGTTGGATCGACAGTAAACTGGAGAACGTGGATGAACCAGGGGTGCGGGAAGCGCTGATCCAGGTGAGCAGTATTGCCAAGGCAGCGTTGCGAGTGGATCAACAGGGCAAAGTGGATCAGAAGAAGCTGAATATGCTGAAGAAATTTGAATTTGCGAATGCGCCGGAATGGGTGGATGCGATCCGACTGCTGAACGAGAGCGAGCAGATCACGGGGAAGAAGCGTTATATCCGGTTTAAGAAAGCGGGCGCCAATGGTAAATTGGAAGGGATCCCGGTGAACTTTTACGAGTTTTAGGAGGAAACGATGAATGACGCAATTACCATGGGATACCTATTGGTGGGAGCGCTGGTGATCAGCGTGGTCGCAATGGTGGGCGTGCTGGGGTTCTGGCACGAGAAGCGGTATTACCGGGCGCTATATCGCAGTGCGATGCAGGACAGGTGCCGGTATAAACATGCGCTGCTGAAGAACGCGGAGCGGATAGCCGGGCTGAAGCGTCAGGTGAGCGATCTGGAATTTGTAAGGGATAAGATGGACAGCGACCTGGTTGTGTGCGGGGAACACATGAAATTCATGCAGGAGACGATCGATGACCTGGAGAAGCTGGTGCAGATGAAGGACGAGGAGCTGAATGCATTAACCACGGAAGACACGGAAAAGAACGGAAGGGTGGTTCCCGCAGATAGCGCAGATAAAGTCGCAGATCCCGGAGATGGGGCGCTGAGGGAAAGCGCCCCTACGGAGATGGCTTTGCCGATAGGGAGGACGCTTGCGGAGGAGACATTGCGGCTGTGCCTGGAGGGAAAGGTGCGGGATCTGGAGCGGGTGGTAGCGGTGAATGAGAACCTGCGGAAGGAGAATGACATTCTTCTGAAGCGGGTGTCAGGTGAGACGAAAGCGAGCTGGCAGTATGCGCGGGATCTGGAATTGAGCTGGGAAGAGCGGGATAAACTGCGGGAGGAATTGCGTCTGGCGCAAACTGAGATCAGCAAGCTGCGGAGTGACTTGGAACGGATACAGGTGGAGATGGACAAGCCATATATCGAGGTGTTGTCGGATCGGTTGGAGGTCAGGGCGCCGGTATTGGAAGAGGATAATGAACTGAGAGAGCAGTTTCCGGAGGGGGTGTTTCCCGCAGATCCCGCAGGGGTGGGACAAGCGGTGCTTGTGCAACAGACCGGCGGTGATGGGGCGGTTGGGATGGCAGAGGCGCCCTTTTGAGAGGTGCATGATGGATAGAGAATACACTACTCCACTGGGTATCCGGATGCGGATCACGCGGTGTATGCTGTGTCCGGATTATAAACCGGAGTATGCACGGGATCTGGTCCGGGCTCCGAATGGGAAGAGTGAGTGGAGAAGCCGGCTGACCCGGATCACGTGTAGAGCCGGGGGAGTGATCAAGGTGATCACGGCATCGACAACGATCGATGCGCTGTGTCCGTTGCCAGTGTGGGATGGAGAGGTTCCCGCGGATAGCGCGGATAAAACCGCAGATAACGCAAACAAAAATAAGGAGATAAAGAATGAAAGCAATGATTAAGTGTCCTGGTTGCACCTGGACGGCGATAGCGGAAGAGATCTACGTGGAGTGGATGGAGAGCCGGTATGATGCGACCAAGGCAGCCGCAAAGGATATGAGCGACCTGGTGGAGCAACTGATGGAAGAAAAGGCACTGGCGGAAATTGCAGATGGGCAAAAGTAAGATTCAGGAGCAGGTGGGCTGTGAGGTGCAATTGTGCCAGGCAGCCCACTGTGACCAGGAGAGGAAGCGAACATGCGCATTGAGAAGAGAATACTTAAGCGAAGCGGCAAAACTGCGGGAGCGGTATGCCGAGGCGCAAAGCGAAATAACGAGGAATATCTGGCGGAAGCGAATGGAGCGGATGGGGATATGGGACGCGAACATCGAGAAAAGCGTAACCGACTGATCAAGCGGGAAGTTCAGAACCTGGTCGAGGAAGGGCTGACCTTTAAGGAAGCGCGGTATGTGGTGGCGGAGAAGTATTTTTTGAGTGCGGAACAGGTGAAGCGGATCTATTATGATACCAGGGATGATGTGGTTCCCGCAGATCGGTGCGGATAAAAGCGGAGATGACGCAGATGGGGATTAACCACGGAAGGCACGGAAAGGCACGGAAAAGGGAAAAGAACTGGATCCCAGCCTGCGCTGGGATGACGGGACGGATAATGAGGACGAGATGACGGATCGGGAACTGTGGCAGAAAGCGGCGGAACTGATCGGGGTGGAGTCACTTCAGAAGCGGTTCCGCCGGTGGATTTTGATGGTGATTAAGAGGGGATTAACCACGGAAGGCACGGAAGGGCACGGAAAAGACGGAAGGGACGGACAAGCGGTGCATGCGCAACAGATCGATGGTGGCGGTGATAAGGGCGCGGTGGAATGCGCCCCTACGGTGGCAGATGCGGTTATCCGGGATCTTAACACGGTGGCGGGGCGGGGCTACCGGGTGACGCGGCAGGTGGTGGTGATGATCCGGGCATTGATGATCGAGGGGTATATCCTGGAAGATTTTAAGCGGGTGCATGAGGTGAAGGCGGCGCAGTGGCTGACGGATGAAAAGATGGCGCCGTATCTGAGACCGAGCACGCTATACCGGAAGAGTCATTTTGATGAGTATTTAGCGGAGTGGGATGAGTTTGAGCGGAAGAGACAGGAGAGGGCGAGTAAGGGTTCGCGCAGATCGGCGCAGATGGAATCGCAGATTGATACGGAGAAAGAGGATCCGAAGGTGAAGGATCGGGAATTGATGGGAAGAGAGTGGTGGGAGTTTGAGAAATGGGAGGATTTTGTGAGGTGGACGAGTCAACTGAGCAGTGCAGAGGCGCTGGCGCGGTATGAGATGCCGGATTGGATCAGAAAGTTGCGGGAGGCGGAAGGATCGCTGATGAAGGTGGCGACGGGACGGGTGCCGGCGTGGGTGGAGAAGGAATATCAGAAGGCGAAGCGAGAGCGGAAAGCCCCGGGATGAACGGGGCTTTTGTTTTAACCACGGAAGGCACGGAAAAGAATTGAGAATTGAGAATTGAGAATGGAGAATTGAGAATGGGGGCTGGGGCGCTGAGGGAAAGCGCCCCTACGATGGGGATGAAGGTGCATAATGACAATAAAAGTGAGGGAGAGAGGGGGATGGTGTTATGATGGAGAGGTGAGGTTCGTATGAATTGGAAGTTTTGGAAGACGAGGGCAAGGGGCGTAAGTGCGGAAGCGCTGACGGAGGCGCGTATAACAGCGGTTTTGAAGGACATGGCTTTGCCGCGGTATGCGTGGGTGACGGTATTGGATCGGATCACGCCGGCTGAGATCATTAGTGCGTTGTATGAATACAGGCATAACGGCAAGTATCAGGAGTTGAGCGAGTTATTTGATTTGTTCATCGATGCGGACGATAATCTGCAGTATCTGGTGGATGTGCGGAAAGAGGCGATCAAGCGGGCGTTGTGGAGTTTTGGCGAGAAAATGCCGAAGGCGAAACAGGAATTTTATGACGGGCTTATAACGCGTTATCTGCCGGGGTGGATCGATGTGTTCCTGGAGCAGAAGTTGTATGGCTGGCATTTTGTGCAGATATTGTGGGCATTGGAAGAGGGAAAGTATGTGCCGGCAGGGTTGCGGGAGTATCACGGGCTGGATCTGCGGAAGGTGGATAATGAGATCGTGATGTATCACAAGGATAAGCCGTATGAGCTGGAAGAGATGCGGTTCGTGCGGTATCTGTACCGGCGTCCGAAGTTGCACAGTATTCTGAAGTATTATGTATTCTATTCGTTTGCGATCAATAACTGGGCGCAATTTACAGAGACATACGGCAAACCGCAACGAGTGGGCAAGTATGAGCCGACGGCAACGGCGCAGGAGATCACCTGGCTGAAGCAGGCGGTGACGGCGTTGGGCACGGATCAGGCGGCGGTGGTGAGCAAGAATACGGAGATCGACTTTAAGGACTTTGCGGGTAAAAGCGAGAGTCGGGATCTGTATAAGGTGCTGTGTGAGTTTGTGAGCAGCCGGGTGACGAAGGTGATCTTAGGTCAGACGATGACGACGGAAGCGGCGAAGTATGGGACGCAGACGCTGGGCGAGGTGCAGGCGGAGGTAAAGGAAGACATCCTGAACGCGGATCTGGCGGACTTGCGGGTGTTTGTGAACGAGATCCTGGATCGGGTGGACAAAATCAACTTCGGCGGTGGCGGAGTGAAGGTGTGGTTTGAGGCGGCGAAGCCGGTGGATCTGGAAAAGCGGATCATGATCGATGAGAAGCTGGTGCGTTTGGGCGTGCCGGTGACGGTGGATCATTTTTATGATACGTATGGAGTGGATCGACCGCAGAAGGGACAGGCGGTGGTGGAAGTGGGGTTAACCACGGAAAACACCGAAGGGCACGGAAGGGAATTGAGAATTGATAGTGGAGAATTGAGAATGGAGGCTGGGGCGCAGAGGGAAAGCGCCCCTACGAATGGACAAGCTGCGCATATACAACAGACCTGCGGTGCTGGGGCATCCTGCTCTACGGCGGTGAATGCGGGCGTGAGTGAAATGGACAGAAGTTTGGCACGGATGCAGGAGGAGATCAGGGCATTGCCGGAGCTTGTGGATCTGGAGGGGTATATTCCCAGGGAGTTTATAGCGGAGTATGGTCAGGCGTTGGGCAAGGCAGCGGTGCTGGAGTATGTGGCGAACCGGAAGCGGGGAGGCAGGACGGCGAATCAGGGCTTACCGGCAATAGAATTTGAGTTTGACGAGGAGAGCGTGCGGACGATTGCGGCGCTGCGGAATCAGGCGATGATCATCAGCGGGGTGCGGACGCGAACGGCGATGGAAGCGCTGAAGGCGGAGGCGGTGGCGGTAGTGCAGAATGGCGGAAGCTTTGCGGACTTTATCGAGCGGGCGGAACTGGCGGGCTATGCACCGGCGAATCCGTATCATCTGCGGACTGAATTTGACAATGCCAGGACGGCAGCGGCGCAGTGCGGGAGATGGCAGCAACGGATGGCGGATAAGGCGCTATTTCCGTATTTGAAGTATGTGACGATGCGTGACGAGCTGGTGCGGGATGAGCACCGGATCATGGACGGGATCGTGCGGGCAGTGGATGATCCATTCTGGGATATGAATTACCCACCGAATGGCTGGAACTGCCGGTGTGATGCGGAACAACTGACGGCGGGCGAAGGCGAGAAAGATCCGGGGCTGAAGCGCGAAGATCCGGGCGTGGAGCATGACGTTTCGTTTCGGGGGAACGTGGGGAAGAATGGCAAGATCCCGGGTGGAGCGGAAGCGGATTATGAGCGGTATGCTGACCGGGGAGAGGGAGATGTTCCCGCAGATAACGCGGATAAAAACGCAGATAGCGCAGATGGGGGATTAACCACGGAAAACACGGAAAAGCACGGAAGGGAATTGAGAATTGAGAATGGAGAATTGGATGGTAAGGTTGAGGTGGTGAAGGACGTGCTGAATTATCCGGTACTGGTGGAAAAGGATAAGCGCCGGGATGACAAGGGACGTCAGGCGGCGGAAATGTTGCGATCTGCGAGCGAGATCTGGCAAGGGAAGGGTGTAACCTATTACTTGCAGAGAAAGGGGCAAAAAATAGGGGTTTTGAGCGTCTCAGCGGGGAAGGCGAACATGGTGGTGGAATATCCGGTGAGTGAGTACAATGGGCAGGGACGACGCGGGTTCCAGGAATATGGGGTGTAACCACGAATGAGCACGAAAAAAAGCGAATGGACACGAATGGGATTTAACCACGGAAAGCACGGAAAGGCACGGAAGGGAATTGAGAATGGAGAATGGAGAATTGAGAATTAAAAAGGTGTTGAGAGTGTTGAGAGTGTTAAGAGGGTTGAGAAGGTTGAGAGGGATGGTACGGAAAGGGGGGATGTGATGGGTTATAAAGTTCAGACGATAGAGACGGCGAGGCAGTTTTACATCGTGGAGGGTAAGAGTCCGCGGGAGATCGCTGAGGTGATGAAAATACCGGTGCGGTGCGTGTATAACTGGATCAAAAAAGGCGAGTGGGACAAGGATATCCGTGACGGGAGCGGGCTGGCGCTGAGCATGGAGATGGAGCGTCAGTTTGTGGGCGAAATCCGGAAGGCGTTGGACGAGGAGCGGTTGACGGATCCGGCGACGGCAGATGCGCTGTGGAAGATAGCGAAGATGATGGAGAAGATGCGTCCGAAGCGGGTGATGCTGAGTAATGTATTCAGTTTTATGGAGGATGCGGTGAACTACTTTGTGAATAATGAGAATGACGGGGAATGGTTAGAGAAACTGCATAAGCACATACCGCTATTGGCGGACTGGCTGAGGCGGAAGTATGCGGGGGATCAATGAGCCGGGCTGAGGGGATCCGTAACCGGAAGGAATTTGAGGATAGGATCCGGGAACTGACGGCGACGATCCGGGAGCGGGCAGTCGTATTTCCGAATGATACTGCGGATCAGCAACTTGCGCGGATTAAAGAAGCGAAGTGCGATCCGCTATATTTTGCGCGGACTTATTTTCCGCATTACGTGACGGCGGAGTTTGCCGATTTTCATGAGGAGGAGATGCGGAAGGCAGCGGAGGCGCTGGACGGTGATGAGAGTCAGATCATAGCTGAGATCTGGTTTCGCGGGGGCGGGAAGAGTTCGCTTTTGGCGATCATATTGCCGATCTGGGCGGCGGTGACGGGGAAGGTAATGTTTACGATTCACGTGGGCGCTGACCGGGAATTGAGCAAGGAACGGACAGTGGCGATCCGTCTGGAGTATCAGCACAATGCGCGGTTGAGGCATGATTATCCGGAGATAGCGATGGACGAGGGGATCGGCGAGGAGACGGACTTTAACACGCCGACAAACGTGCGATATCGGGCGCAGGGCTACCGGCAGACGATCCGGGGTAAGATGAACGGACCGCACCGGCCACGGCTGATCATTGTGGACGATTTGGAGGGGCATACAGACACGAATCCGCGGATAGCGCGGCAGAAATATGAGTTTGTAACGGAAGAGGCATTTGGAGCGTTTGGCGAGAAGGGCGGGGTGTTGATCTGGTTAGGCAATCTGACGAATAGCCAGAGTGCGTTGAATCAATTTGTGAAGAAATGCGAGCAGGAGCCGGATAATCGATTTGTGCGGGTGCGGGCAGTGCGGGCAGTGGAAGATGGCAAGAGCGCCTGGGAATCGGCGTATCCGCTGAAGAAGCTGGAAGCGATCCAGGCGGTGATTGGGAAGCATGGATTTGACCGGCATTATCTGATGAAGCCGGGGATCGATGGCGATGTATTTAAAGAGGACTGGTTGTTGCAGTATAATCCGCACAATCGGTGGAATCAGGAACTGGCGGGGAAGATCAAGAACGTGGGGATCAACATTGTGCTGCCGAGCTGGGAGGATCTGCAGGTGGCGCGGACGGTGACGTATTGCGATCCGAGCTTGGGCGGGGGCGAGACGAATGACTATAAGGCGATCGTGACGTTGGCGCAGTTTGGCGGGCTGTATTACGTGGTGGATATCTGTCTGCGGCGGATGAGCATTCTGGATATGCTGGATTATATGTATCAGGTGGATAAGCGGTTCCGGACACGGCACTTTATGGAGAGCAACTTTTGGCAGAAGATCATCTGGCAGTTTTTACCGCAGAAGGCGGAGGAATATGAGTATATGCTGCCGGTGAGCGGAGTGGAAAGCCGGCTGAAGAAGGAAGAGCGGATCTTGATGCTGGAGCCGTTGTATCAGTGGGGGCATATCATCAACTGCACAGTGGGTGATGACTGGGAGCAGATGAAAGAGCAACTGGTGGGCTTTCCGCATGCGGAGTACGATGATGGCCCGGATGCGCTGGCGGGAGCGGTGGCGCAGTTCCGGGTGATGAGCCAGGTAGTGGGTTATGAGAGCTTGCAGAGGCGTGGAAATGTGGGGATGTTTTAACCACGGAAGAGGCGGAAGGGGTTTAACCACGGAAGACACGGAAAAGCACGGAAGGGAAAAGAACTGGATCCCAGCCTGCGCTGGGATGACGGTGGCAAGGAAAAGGACATAAGTTTGGCACAAGAGGGAGGAAGTGATGTATATCGAAGTAGATGAGTTGGTTGCAGCGATCGGATTCCAGGCGGCGGCGATGGCAGCGGGGAAGGAAGAAGGCGAGTTTGAGGACGAATGCGAGGCGGTGATCGAGGCGGTGACGGCGGTGATCGATGCGATGATCAGCGGTCGGGTGGATCCGGCATTGGTGGAGGATAATGCGTTATTGAAGCGGGTGTGCCTGCAGATCAGCAAGTATGATCTATTTAACCAGTATGCGCGGGATGAGGTTCCGGAGAGCGTTCGGAAAGACAAGGAAGAGGCGATGAAGATGCTGGCGCAGATACAGGAAGGAAAGATCGACCTGGTGGTGGAAAAGCCGGGGGCGGTGGAGAGTTACTTTGATAGTGCGACACGGCAACTGGGGGAGTATCTGTGATGTTTGGTTCCCGCAGATGGTGCGGATAAAAACGCGGATGGCGCAGATGGGGATTAACCACGGAAGGCACGGAAAGGCACGGAAGGGACTGGATCCCCGTCTGCGCTGGGATGACGGGAGTGAACTGAATGCGTGAGTTATTGATCCTGGTAGGGCGTTTGGCGGTGCGGCAGATTCAGAGACGGGTTCGGGAAGGGCGGGTGACGCCGCGGACGGATAAGAAAGGGACGACTTTGGTGAAGCGGGGGCATCTGCTGCGGAGTATCCGTAACAGCGAGCGGGGTGACAGCGTGATCATTACAGCGGGTGGCCGGGATGTGCCGTATGCGCGGATACATCACGAAGGCGGGGCGATCCGACCGCGGAATGCGCA